CGCCAAAAACTGCGAGGGCAGGCGGCTTGTCGCCGCTGTCAAGTGGTGCGTCCATTTCGTACCCATCAGACCTCAGCACAGCGCCCATCGCGCAGCACTTCATGCTTCCACGACCTGGAGTAACGCCCGTCACCCGGTACGCCTCCAGCACTTCCTCAACCGTGATTCGTCGTGTGCTCATGGGGACTCCTTGAGGACTTCACGAATATGATCGTAGACTTCGCAAAAGAGAATTTTGCCATCGCGAATCTTCTCTAACGCGGCCTTGAACTTGTCTCGCTCCTCCCGCAGCTTCGGCGCGTCCTTCGCGTCGCGCTCGGCGGCTAGCTTGGCGCGGGCAAGTCGCACGCACTCGGCGAGGTCTTTGTGTTCTGCGACCGCCTCGAATGAGCGCGGGTTATCGTTTCGATACGCCACGTAGATGGTCGGCTTGCGAATCACGATTTCGCCCATGACGACGCCCGTGATGCAAATCTGCTCAACAGCTGCTTCCGCGACCTCTTTGTAAATGTCAGCGTCCTTCATCACGCACCACCTTTCAACGCCGCCTCAACCCGCTGGCGCAGGTCGTAGATCGGACTGTCTTTGCGATCGCACGGCACCCAGCGGAGGAATTCTTCCAGCAGGGCGCGGTATTCAGCTTCTCTGTTCATCACGTCGCTCCTTGAAACTGGTTTCTGATTTGATTCGCCATGATTGCGGCATCGCACCACGTGAAAGACAGTTCTGGATTGCTCGCCCAGCGCCCCAGCGTTCGCAGGGCTTCGCATTGCGTTTCGCGCGTGTACATCACCACGTAGCGATTGCCGTCGCTGGTGGCGATGTGCGAGGCTGCGAGGTCGTTGTCGAGCGTGCGGTTGAGCATCACGCACCCCTTTTCATCTGAATGAGACTTCGACGCATCTTTTCGTTCTCCAACCGGCACTTCAAACAAATCCGTTTGTCGCGCGTGAGCCAGTGCAGCGAAGTCGTTTTGTACTGTCCGCCGCAAGTGTCGCACCTTCCTTCGCCGTACTTCTTCGCCACGCTCTGGTGCTTGTTCTCTTGCACGTTGTCGCGGTGTTGCACGCCGGGCTTGGAGTCGGCGCGGTAGAGGTCGGTCAAAACTGTGTAGTGCATGGGAGTCCTTTCCGGGGGCGGGTTATTTGGTTTCGTCCGTGAGACCGGGGGTCTTTCGCTCGTGACATTCCAGGGCGATCGACTTCCTCTCGCGGCTGACCGCTTGCAGCAGTCGCCCGTTGACTACGATGGTGCGCTCGTGCTCCTTGCGTCGATCGTCGCTGAGGTTCGCCACATCGACGGCAAGGTTTCTCACGTGCGCCTCTGCCGCCTGTCGCAAGCAGACCGAGAGTCGGCGGGGGTTGTACTCCGACGCCTCCTCGTCAGTCAAAACGCGCAGGCTGCAATCCTCGGCCTTGATGGTGACGATGCGCCCACGACGACGAAGCTCCTTGGAGATTTGCTCCTTGAAGCCAAGCATCTTGAGCGAATAGCGGGGATCGTCACGTTTGCATCCCGTTGCCGCTTCCACAGTCTCAGCGGCGATCACGTCGCCCTTGTCGAGTAGGTCGAAGTCGAGCGGGAAGTAGTTCACATCGCCCGATTCATTTCCGGTAACCATTGGGTTCCTTTCCAGTCCAGTACAGTGCCATCCAGTGCCGTCCGCTCAAATGCTCTCGGCTCCAATCACCTGCGATCCAATGATGGCTCGTTTCTTCTCTGTAAACGAAGTCCTCTCCATTCCACTACTTTCCTCTGCCCTCCAATGCAGTCCAGTCGATTGCCATCCGATCGTGAATTGGCTCTTCTCTGCGCCGTCCAGTCCCCTGTATTCCAGTCCATTCATTTACCCTGCCATCACCTCGTTTTCTTTCCTTTCCAATAGTGTGTAAGTGCTTGGGTTGGCTCTTCTCTGAAACAAAAACAAATCCGGTCCAGTCCATTCCGATCCAGTCCAGTCCTGTGCCGTGCTATCCCGTGCCATCCAGTGCTTTTCAGTACGCTCCAATCACGTCCTTTTGTTATGCCACGTTCTTCATCTCGACGACTTCGTATCGCCCGTACTTCGGACGCCATTCGCTCAGCCCGATTTCACGACCGCCGATCTCGATCCACTGCTTGAGCGCATTCAAGTCCAGTAAGTCGGGCAGGTAGCTGACCGTGAACTTGAGTTCCCAGTTGTGGAAGATTGGCCGGCAACGCATAATTGCCGACTGTTGCACCTTCGCCCGCACGATGCTGCGGAAAGACTCTTCGTTCCACAACTTCTCGGGGTCTTTCGGTCCGGTGTAAATCAGTTTGTGATTGCCGTCCACGATGACTGCCGCCTTGGCGGTTGGGCCGCTCTTTTGCTTCTTGGCGGAAGCAATCAGAAGACCCTCGATGTTTTCACCAGGCCAGCAAGGCTCGCCATCTTTGTCGAGATATAGCGATGCGAACCATTCCAGCCGGGCAATCTCGGCGTGGTCGTCGTCGGTCTTCTTGCGCTTGCCAGTGATGGCCTTGATCGCCTTCGCCCACCTGTTCAGCGGGTCGCACATCTGCCCGTTGTGTTGAATGCACGGCACGACGCCGCGAATGTGACAGTTCAGCTTTGCGTAGCCCACAAGGTAGCTCCTGTGAAAAAAAGAAATTCCATTCCGGTGCCCTCCATTCCCGTCATCTCCCCTACGTTCCTCTGCCATCCAGTCGAATGCAGTCCAATCCAGTGCGCTTCGCTCCACTGCTATCCTCTGCCCTCCGCTGCTATGCCAAGAGCGCAGCATCACACGCAAACGATTCGATTGGAAAAAGGCGCAACGCCAACGCAAGAAACGATGGCGGGCGCGACCACATCCTCATGGTCGAGACTCCGTTCAAGTTGTCGCCGAAAAGCACAACCCGGCGGCCGAAAGAGAAGGCCGTCTAGAAGTGCCAAAGTTTTGGAGAACCCGCTGCCGTTGCGAAGCGGCTTACGCGTTGCGGGTTGAGTGATGGCCGAAGTATACAGAGTATACTATCGGTGTCAATAGGCTCTGTTATGAATTTTTTTGAACAATACGCAAAGCCATATCTCGGCACTGGTTAAGGAGGATTTCTGCAGCGCCGCTGGGCTGCCTAATCCCCCGCTCCCAATGTGAAACGGCCGCCTTTTCGACGCCACACGCGCTTGCAAGACGTTCCTGCGTCCAGCCCAGAATGGACCGAACTTCTTTAATTTCCACCGGCAACATGGTTGACATGCTCGACATAAGGATACATGGTATACCGAACGGACGCAAAAAAGCAAGCAACGCGGCGAAGGCTTCCAAGGTCTTTGGCAAAACCTTTCGGGTCCTTTGGGAACACCGAACCATGCCGCAATGCTTGCAGTCGGGGCGACACGATTTGAACGTGCGACCTCTACGTCCCGAACGAGTCATATACCTCGCAGGTACAGAATACCCCTGTGGTATGGAACACTGGCGCATAACCATCGCAGGCGGCGCAACCTGATTCTGGGTCACGGACTATGGAAGGATTTAGACCAGCATTTGGATAGGCGCAGCGGGTTGCTGATTAACCTTTTCCTAGGGGCATCAGCAATGAAAACAACACTGACGAACATCATTGAAGAGTGGTACGGCGAGCGGGAAATCGGCGAGAAACGCCGTGCGCAATTGCACTACTCGGCGCGTAATTTTGCGTCGTTCGCCGGAACCGAATGCACGACGGCTCTAGAAGACAATCGAGCCAACCAGTGGATTCGCCATCAACTGGATAATGGTCGTTCGCCTCGCACCGTGCGCTCGAATCGCTGCAATCTCATCACGCTTTGGAACGCGGCATACGAGCGGGGGTATGTCCCCGTGCCGCCGCGTCGGGTGCGCAAGGTTCGGCTCAATCGCATCATCCCTCGATGCTGGACGCCGGAACAATTCGACCACTTGCTGGCAACCATCCCCACGGTGCGAGGGTTGGCGTTCCCAGGCATCGCTAAGCGCGATTGGCTTCGGGCGTTGTGCCTGGTGGGGTTGAGCACGGGACTGCGCAAGGGCGATCTGCTTTCCTTGGAGCGGTCGTTCTTCCTGCCGGGGTGGTCGTTGTCGATCGTTCAAAGCAAAACGGGCGACGTTCACACTGCGCGGCTTGGCGCTCGCGCCATCGAGGCGGTGCAAGCCATTCCCGAGGTTGGTAGCTGCCGTCTATTCCCGTGGGCCTTCCGCGAAGACGCATTTACGAAGATGTTTGCACGGCTTGTGAACCGCGCCGGGCTGCCGGGGTCGTTCAAATGGATTCGCCGGTCTGGCGCAACCTGGATCGCACGTAAGCACGGCATGGCGGCGGCGAGCCTGTACCTCGGCCACAGGACGCCAGAGCTTGCCAGGTTGAACTACGTGGACCCTTCGCAGGTGATGCCTGAGACGTTTCTTCCGGAGGGGGCGTAAAAAAACGCCCCACCTTGTCGGCAGGGCGTCGGGCCTGAGGTTCGCTCGGGTGGGTCTCCGCATGAAGCTGAGCAGTCGGGTCCAGGCTGGAAACTTAGACCCCGATTACTCGGCCCAACCACACGGAGGCCGCTCCCATTATAGGCGGCGGCCGAGGGGCTGGCTATCAGGGCAGGGATTGAATGGAAGTGTCATTCAGATACACTAACTGACATCTCCTTTCGCGGCATTATAGCCGCTGTGGCTTGGAGGGAATCGTCGCTCGGATACACAACCATCGACGACTAACCAGAATTGAGGATTCAATGTTGCGCCGATCATTCCTCGCCCTGTTCGCCGCGCTGCCGTTTGTGAGGCGGAAGGCGGAGATTACAAACGTCGGCGAGACCACCATCACGTTAGTCGATGGTCCGGCGTGCGATTGCTGTTCCGGCGACGATTGCGACTTCGACATCGTGGATTTTGAAGTCCTCGAAGTGTCCGATGCTGACTGCTGCTATAAGCACGTCGATGACATCAGGAAGCTCATCTATGATTCCGCCGCAGTTCCGCAGAGGCTCTGCTAACCGGCCTGCCCGCCGTCCGCATCCTCGTCCCGCTTGCTGGGCGAGTCTCGATCTAACCGTTCCGGCCATCGTCGGGATTTCCGTGGCGCGTGATGGTTTCGAGCCAATCTTGAAACCACACGCTCCAGCGGTTCAGCCGCAACTGACGCGAGCCGCATCCGCATTTATTGGACTGGCGAACAAATCCGAACGTTAACTTCTTAATAAACCACGCCAGCCAGTCGCCTAGCATGAAGCGGGACGCCGGGTTAGTGCAATTGCGAGACGGCGGCAGTCGGTCGATAAACAGTTTCTTCCTTGCCGCAGGTACATTGCAGTTCTTGCAAACGTAGTACCCGCGCTTGCCCTTTTCGAGCCAGACGCAGTTTAGGAAAGGAAATCGATGATGCATTCTGGGGAAGTCGAGAGACAGTCCGTTACGGCAATCGAATCAAACCCGGTCAGCGACATGCTGACGATATCGGCGGCGTGCAGCCCTCCTACCGGGAGCGCGTACCAATCAAACCACGAGAACAGGAATGCACTTCCACCTGACCCGGAGCATGGGTCGTCTTCGCAACTCGGGAACGCCGGCGGGTCCGCAGGATTGTGAGTAAAGTACGCAACGCACGAAACCAGAATCCCATACAGCGCCGTCGAACTGGTATGTCGCACAAATTGGAGCGTCGTTGAGATTCGGCACAACTGGCGGTCTTCCTGGCAGCCCTCGACGTCAAAGAATTCGTTGTGTTGCAGGATGCAGTTTTTGCCAGGGACGGTGCCTAGCGGGCCGTCGTCGTAATCGAAGCACGGATTGATCCCAGACATAACATTTGTCAGGATCACAGAGCGATTCGCGTAGGTCGTTCCGCAGATGAAACACTTCTCAAAAACGTCGGCGCTTCCGACGTCTTGATACATGCCTGTCATGTCGAGTTGAAGAGTGATCGGCGGTCCATCTTCGTCGAAGATGCAGACTTCCGGGCCAGACTCGTCATCCTCGAAACAGCAATTAGCGGGCCGGCAAAACTCGCACTCTTCGCTGACCTTGACGACTGCCACGTCTCCGAAGCGCACATCCGATGTGGTAACCGGATTGGCGACGTACAGCCCAAAGACCGGCGTTGCGGTCGAGAGCGATGCGATCGGAGATGCAGCGGCAAGCTCATTCGGCCAATTGACGCTTCGCGCCGTGAGGCTTCCGCCGTTGTAGCAGAGCGTGATGCCGCTCGCGATTCGCGATGGGTCGTCAACGATGGTCGAAGTCTGCAATACCGTTTCCGTGCCACCGCTCCGCTGGATGATTCGCAGCACGTTTCCTGGCGAAGAATCGAGAGTGAGTTCAGCACAGTAATAGTTGTTCGTATCGACGTAGTCGAACAGGAATCGGATGACCGTTCCGTCCACCCAATCACTGAACGACCACGTAATAAGAACTTCTGCCTGCGAGAGTCCTGCTGCCGAAACGAGGTACGCCGGAGTGATCGCCGACGCCACTCGCAGCGTAGTGCTCACGATCGACCAGTTTCCGAGCACCTCGGTCCAATCCGCGCCGAGCGATGAAGAGTCGGCGCGGTCAAAGTTGTCGGCGAAGAGCAGGCACGTTTCGCCGCCACAGCACGAGCACCCAGCCTTGTTCCTGGAAGGCATCAGCACTCCTCCCAGTTGACCACCCAATCGCCTTGGACATAGACCAACTGCAAATAGGTGCTACCCGCCACGGCCGTAGCCGATTCGTTGTAGGCGGTGATGACGAAGTTCGTAGCGCCGATCGTCGTGCCGTTCTTGTAGTAGAGCGTGACGCCGTTGTTGCTTCCCAGCGTTGTGCTGGAGCGTGCCGTGACGCCGCCAGAGTCCGATTGAGCCAACAGGATGCGCGGCTCACGCTGGGTCACGTAGACCAGCCCATCAGCTTCGTTGCCGACGATCTGAAACCCTGGGTAGTACCGCTCCAGGTTCCATTGCCCACCACGCGGCCCCCAGGACTCGCCTGCGACGATGGAGCCACTGAGGTAGTATCCTTGGCCGACTTCGCTCCGGAACGTGGCACACCAGCCGTAGGCGTTATCTTCGACCTCGACGCCGAGGTTGACGTACCAAGGGAGCTTCCATTCGGACGTAACCGGCTTGTTCATCACATAGACGAGATTGTTGTCGTCGTCTAGTTCCATGCCGGTGTTACGCATGATCGCGTAAGGCGGGATGGTCTCACCCGAGTCGTTTCGGAAGTAGAAGCGATCGGTCGTAGAGCGGACTTTTTGATTGCCGCGCTGCGGGACGATGACCTGCTGCGGGGCGCGCCGAACCTCCCGAATCACCTGCTGAATCAGGTCTCGGTCGCGCTTGCTCAGACCATAGATCGGCTCTTTCGCCATAGCCTACGTGGTGGCTTCATAGGCCACGAATGAGGCGGTGAGACCAGCGGCTTGCGTACCGGAACCGCCAGCCACCGAGACCACCCAGCGGAACAAGTCGCCTGCCACGTAGCTCGCTGAGGAAATTGTTCCCGTGACGAGCGTGAGCGCCACGCTGGAGTTCGTAAATCCAACCGTTCCAGAGAGCACCGTGGCGAACGCGCCGCCAGCCGTGCTCTTTTGCAGGTCCACGGTCACGGTGCGGCTAACATCGTTCGCGGGCGTGTAAACATAGGCGCGCACGTCGGTGAGCGTCCCCGGCCCCTTGGCGATGTAGCACGCCTTGCCAGCCGCGAGCGCCGCTACGGTCGTTCCCGAGCCGTAGATTTCGTCGGTGACGTTAATCAGGTGTAAAACCTTCGTCGCCGCGATTGCCGCGTCAGAAGCGACGTGCGAGTTGCTGATGGCGGACGCCGGTGGCGTGAGCGACCACGAGCTAATCCGCCCTTTGACCAGCAAATCGCCGACGATAACAGTTGCTTCAGCCATGATCTACAGCCCTAAATTGAGTGCCGAGAAGTCTGTCTCTCGGAAGAATGTGTATTCGTGAAAGAACGCCGGAATCACCCCATCGACCGGCGGTGAAATCATGCCGTTCAATTGCAAGAGTTTTGGCGATGCCGGAGGAATTCCGGTCCCTTCGTCAATGATTTCTAGCGGTGGCCCACCTTCTGACTTCCTGTATCTGTAGCCCTGTGCAAGAATCTTGGTGGGATTCCAGCCCTGCCACCGAAGCTCGATTTCATACGTCACGATGGCGTAGCTGATCTCGCCGCGAGTCGCATTCCGCGCGGAGATGCCGTTGATTTTCGCGCAACCAGCGTCCACGCCAGCCCAGCTATGTTCGTTCACCGTGTCTTGGTAGTTGATAGCCGTTGACGGATTAAACGACGCCTCATTGCGCGTGATGATGATGACGGGCCGGTTTTCATCCACCATCCACGGAGGATCGAATTTCTCGCCAGCGCCATTCACCACCGCATTGCCGTCGCGATCGTATTCCGCCGGCACTTGGTATTTCTGGAACGTGAACTCGTACTCCGGCGGATCGTCTAACGGGTCTTCCTCGTCTTCGCCAATCGACGCTGCGTCAACGTCATTCGAGTAGGTGGCCGTAACGTCGAACACCTTGCTCATTGCCAGGCCGTGCGAATCAACGCGTACAGCGATCCTGACGTCGGTACAAACGAGCGTGGCGTCTGACTCGGTTCCGAAGTTGTAGGTTGAACCTTTGACCGGGCAATCGGCGTGAGCTTGAACAGTCAGCGGGCCATCGGTTTTTAACGTGCATTTGGCAACCCATCGGCGCGTAACGGTCTTCGCCCCGAGCAAGCTATCGCTCAACTCCGGCAATCCGTCCTCGGTGATGCTGGTTACGCTCATCCCCTCAAGCCCGCCTCTTGAAGGATGATGGCGTTTTGGAAGTGCCGATTCATGTCCTTCAATTCTTTCGTCTGCTTCTTAGACTCTTCCACTTCCTGTCGCTGGAGCTTGCGTGACTCGTCCTCTCGCTGGCTTTGCTGAATTGCGGAGTATGCCCCGGCCGATCCGAACTCAAGCGCCGCAACGCCACCACGCATACCCATGTCTCGCGGGCCACTTCCCTCGATGCCCACGCTGGCGAGTTGCCGCCACAGCGGGTCGGATGATCCGCCATATCCCGCTGCCGATGGGCCGAACGGCTGGCGCAGTGCGTTTCGATTGTCGTACCAGCCGAACAAGTCGCTCTGCATTTGCGGCGGCAGCACATTCGCGACGCCTTTGTCGCGCATGTCCGTGAGTTCCATGCTTCGCTCTAAATCCGCCCAATTGAAGCGGCGTTCAAAGTCTTCAAGCTGACGCGCGGCGAAAGGCTTCTGATTAAATCGCGATGCTTGGTTCTTTGATTCCGCTCGCTCAAACATGAACAAGTAGCTCTTCAAGAACTCCGCAGGGTCAGAGAACATCTTGCCGAATTCAACCTGACCTACCGCTTCGTATGCGAACGCCTTGCCGCCGTAGTATTTCTCCCAATAGGGGGACGTAGCGATCGTCGCCTGTGCCGCCGCCTTTTCTTGCGCGAGCTTCGATCGCTCCTCAGCCTGAACGGCAGCTTCAATAATCTTGGCGTTCTTGTCCACCTCAACGCCGTAGGTTTTCATTTCGCGAGTTGCCTGACGAAGCGCATGGCCTTCGTCGTCAAGCAGTCCAGCCAGATTGGCCGCCGACTTGCCAAAGATGTCGCTAGCTTCCGCCGCGCGAATCGTCGGGTTTTCGATCTTCGACAACTCTTCCACGGCGGTCTTAAACGCTTCATCAAGCCCTGCGTTCGCAAGCTGCTTGGCGTTGATGCCAAGTCGCTCGAATGCCTTGACTGCGCCACCCTGCCCCATTGCGGCATCGCCGAGATTGCGACGCAGCGTGACGAGCGTTTTGTCGAGACCTTCGATCTCTCCGCCGGTCAACTGAATGGCACGCTGAAAGACCTGGAGCGAATCAGCGGAGACGTTGAGCCGCTGTCCCATGTCGGCCAGCGCATCGAGCTTTGCGAGTTGGGCCGATGCTTTTTCGGCCACGTTGGAAAAGACGTTCCACGCCTTCGATGCGACTTCCACCGCGCCGTTGATGTCGGCGAATCCGGCGGTGAATCCAGCAAGCGACTTCTGCGCCTTCGCGAGACCCTTTTCAAAGGGTGCCGTGTAGGCATTGAGATAGATCGAAATTTCGCCAGCTTTAGCCACGCCGCACTACTCCGTCTCTGCCGCCATGCCCTGCATTGATTCGGCCCATGCCAACATCGCGCCGCCGATGTCTTCTGGCTTTTGCTCGCGAATTCGCCGTGGCATGAAGTCCTCGACGGCGAGCTTCTTTTGCTTCTGGCCGCCGTTCGCCACCCAAAGCATCCAGCACACTTGAGCCATCATGCGAACGTCGTCGCCGAATGGCTCCATCTCCCAGAATGCGACGTACTCGTTGAACTCGCGAAGCGTCATAGATCGCTTCAACTCGTCAACCGTCCGCCCCATTGCTAGAGATAGTCGGAACCAGAATCGCTCTCTTCCGTCTCCAACTTTTTTTCGGTTTCAGCTTCGTCCTCATCGTCGCTAGAGAGGCCGTTGAGCTTGAGCGCGTGTTGGCACAGGCGACTGACGACATCGAAGCTGCGATCGCCAAGCAGCTTGTAATCCTCGCCCGGATAGATCGGCGTCCCGTCGGCTTCACACAGGAACTTGCTGAGCACCCACGCCATGTGATAAGGGTCTTTGCGAGGGCTGTCCGCGTTCTTCTTCATCCGCTCCAGAATCGCCGTCATTTCAAAGGCGCTTCCGGTGCGGAGGTGGACCGTGCATCCCCACTCTTCCACTTCCACCGGATTCAGCGGACGATCTTTTGCCCTGTCAATTGCTTCGCGTGCGGTGCTCATTACGTGCTAGCGATCGTCGGAAGACCGCATACCTGGACAGTGATGGTGAGCGTATAGATGCCATCAACCGTGACGGCGGCGCTCGGGTCGAAGTCAGTGATGATGCCGAGGAAGTTGATAAACTTCTTGGTGCCAGCGCCGGCGGAGTTGTTTGGCAAGCCAATCTCGAACGCGTACTTCGTGCCGGCCTGAAATACCGTCCAGATCGTCGTATCGTGCGAGCTGTCGTCGGGGTTCCAGTTCAGCGTGGCGGAGAATGTGTTGCCGCCAAGAATCGTGGATTCGTAGTCCCGCGAAGTCATCGACAAGTCGGTCGTCTCGACCGTGCCCATCGTGATCGACGGCGGAGAAATGCTGACGACTTGGGCAATCGTGACCTCGGTGGTATCGGCAACTGCCGACGCAACGAGTACCGTGCCCTTGCCGCGAAAGACTGTTGGCATGTGTCACCTATGAGGGAACCGATTCGCCACGCATGACGACGAAGCGGAAGTACCGATGAAAGAAACCGTTCTGCGCCGCTACTCTGTCCGGCTCAAAGAACGTCGTGTCTGACTCCAAAAGAATCCCCTGCACGTAAAGCGTGGTCAGCGTTCCCGAGAATCCATGCAACGCCAGGCGGACTGCCTCACCTGCCGCGTCTCGATCGTCGATCAGCCGCGCCCAGATATTCACGTCCACCGCGAAGTCGCCGTACCCAGCGCTGCCGCTCAAGTCCTGTCCGTGTTCAGTGTCCGGCGAGGTGATGGTGATTGACGGCCACGCCTGCCCTTGCGGTCGCTGCTCTTGGTAGATTTGCGCCGCCGGAACAACGGCAGTTACCGCCGCCGTCGCTCGCAACTTCAGGCAAATCTCGCCGAGCAAACTCAACTACCCACCCCGCACGATTGATTCGATTCCCTGTGCAATGTCCATCCGCGCCGAGTCGATAACGGGCTGCTCCATCTGCTTGTATGCCGGTCGCATGAACGGGATCGGTTGCCAAGCAAGCGAGCCGTATTCCAGTGCGAACGGGTAGTAGCCCTTCTCGTCAGCCGGAATGCCGAGTTCTTTTCGCGTTCCAGTCACCACCTTGAACGAAAGGTCGCCGCGTCGCTTCGGTTTCGCCACTCGCAACTTGAGCGTGTCCCGCAAGTGCTTCGCCTTCTCCATGCCATCCACGGGAGATAGCTGATGCCCGCCCATGTCATAGGGAACCAACTCTTTCGCACGCTTCAGGACTCTCTTGCCGCCCTTTCGCATCGCTGGCCGAATCACCTTCCGCTTCGCCTTGTTTGGCAACTCATTGAACTTCTTCAGGATCGCATCGACGCCATGCACCTTGATTGCTTGCTGGCCGGCAACGCTTCCTGTCTTGATCTTGATGCGCGATAGCTTGATTGCTTTAGGCACTTGCTGGCCCCGCGTCTGTCGGTGCTTCCATCCACTCGCGTACCGTCGCCTCCTGGTAAGTCCCCGAGCTATCCGGATCGTCTGCCAGTCGGTCGATGTTGAAAAACCTGTCTTTGTTTCTTCGTCGGTCGAAGTAGTAGTAGCGGTGCTCTGGCTTCAACCACGGGATGAACCGATGTCGGATCGTGTGGTCAGACTGCGATTGCACCTGCTGGGCCTGGAACAGTTCGCGCCCACTCAATGGCTCGATGCTGGCCCAGACTTTGTCAACTGACTGGTAGTAACCGTTATCCGCTCCGTTCGTCGCGTTCGGGATGTACTCTTGGATCGTGACTCGCTTGGTCAACTTTCCTGCGCCGCGTTTGAGGTGGCTAGGCATACGACCCCCACGAGCAGCTATCTAAGAGCGTGCTGATTTGCGGAACCGCCGCGACAGTCGCGCCCGTCACCGTCGGCTCGCGCTTATCAAACATCTCCGCAACCAGCAGCAAAATCCCGTACTTGATCTCACTCGGAACATCCGCCGGATCGCCGTACCCTGCCACAAACGTCAACGCCACCGAGTTCGGAAAGTAGCGAGTCGATGGCCACGTCTGGTTGTAGGCCGGATAGACTCTGCCAGGCTCCCGATACACGTCCTTTACGAAGTGCGTGTTCTCAGCCAATGTGACGGTCGCGCCGCCCGCGTCGATGTACGTCAGCGTGGTAACGGACACCAACGGCGGGACTGGCACGTCAATGCAGCCGCACGGAAAGCAATCGAGGTGCAGCTTCCACGTCGCCGTGACTAGCTGCCGCCTCAATCGCGTTTCCGCATATCCTCTCGCCGCACGAATCAGCAGGCCGATGTAAACGTCTTCGTCGTCGTGGTCGAGGTGCAAGTGGTTCTTGACGTCATCAACAGTCACCGGCTCTACAGTCGGCGGTGTGATGAGTTCTAGAGCCA